CCAACACCGAGAACGGCCTGCTGCTCATGACCGCAGGCGGGGAGCTGATCTTCCGTAACCGGAACAGGCTTAGCAGTTTCCCCGGCGGCCTAGCCCTCGGGGACATGGACTATGCCCTTAACGGGACCGTCGCGTTCAGCGGCGGTCTAGGGGAATGGACCACCGCAGCAAACTGCACCGTAGCCCAGTCGGCCTCCTGGTCCTACATGGATTCTGACGCCGGGCTGATGACGGTGACCGGCACTCCGGCCTCAGCCTCCGTTACCGGGGCCCAGTGGCCAGTGCAGGGCAGCACGGCCGGGTTCAGCGCGTGGGTGATGAGCCCGCAAGGCTGCTTCGCCGAGCTCGGCATCAACTTCTACGGGCTGGCCTACCAGGACCAGTATGCCGCCAACTACCTGGACGTCTACGGGCAGAACCCGTCCTTCGGCCTGATCGGCACCGCCACCGGGACCTTGACCTACTGCCCGCCCATGACCCCCGTGCAGCTCACCGTCCCGCAGGCCGCGGTGCTGTCCGGGGCTACGCAGCTCCAGGGAGTCATCACGATCGGCTCCAGCCCCGCCACCGGGACCCAGCTCTATTTCGACCGGACCCGGCTCAGTCCCGGCGGCTTCCAGGTTCCCTACCTTAACAAGGAAGAGGGCGACCTTAGCGTCACCGAGGACATCCAGTACCTCTACAACGACATTGCGGTAACCCGCAATGTCGACCAGGCCGCGATCCGGGTAAGGGATGTCACCAGCCGGAGACGCTACTACCCGCGGATCTACACCCGGACCATCTTCTCCAGCCAGGACGACCCGAACGCCCTGCTTAACTGCGCTAACACTCTCCTGTCCGCGTTTGCCTACCCGGTCCTGCGGGTCGAGCAGGTAATCGTGGACGCAGCAGGCAACCCGGAGGCATGGCCGTTCGTGCTGGGCACGGATATCGGGGATCTGGTTCCGTTCACGCGCACCCCCGTGGGGGGTGCGCCTATCACGGGGTCATTCCTGGTTTTGAGTATCGAGCCTGAGATCGCGCCGGACAAGGCGCAGTTCACCTATGTCCTGTGCCCGACGAGCGGAGTCTTCTGATGAACGCCGCGACCATAAGCGCCGTGGTAGTGGGCGCCCTGATGCTTGTCACTTTCGTCGGCGGCCTGCTCCGCTGGTTCTACAAGCGGGGCCGCGATGAGCAATCCCTGACCAGCTCTATTGACCGGCTGGACCAGACGGGCAACCGGCAGGCTAAGGCGGCAGAAGAACTGGCCGCCCAGGTGGGCGGCCTCCGGGACACTCTCGAGAAGCACAGCGAAACCCTGGTCGAGCATCACTGGCGGCTCAAGGCCCTGGAAAGCAGCAGGACTGTGGAGGTCAAGGTTCAGTGAAAGCTCCCACCACCCCGCGAGGCCGGGTTGTCGCCAAGGCCAAGAAGACCAAGGCCACGGCCAAGAAAGGCAAGAAGTACTCGGCCGCTCAGCAGGCTCAGTACAACTGGCTTAAGCAGCATTACCCGTTCCCCAAGAAGTCGGCCGCCAAGGCGGCCAGCGCTAAGACCATAGGCGGGGGCGGAATCAAAGTAGTACCGCGGACGCCGGTTTACGGGACTAAGGGCTCGTCCACTGCCCGGACCCTTTCGCTCCATAATCGTCACGATGCACCAACGGAGGATTCCGTGAAGCTGGGACGCAACGCCCCTTACGCCGAGACCGAGAAGCTAAGGCTGACCCTGGACAGGTACCTGACCGGGACTGACGTCCCGGCCGTGGTCGACTATGCCAGCGAGGTCACCTCCTGGCCGATGTACGGGAACGACACGATCGGGGACTGCACCGCGGCCTGTGTAGGCCATGAGATCCAGGCCTGGACCCGGTACACCGGGGCTGAGGCTGACATCCCGCAGGAAGACATCATCCGGCTCTACTCCGCGGTCTCCGGGTATGACCCGTCGACCGGGGCTAACGACAACGGGGCCGCCATCCAGGATGTCCTCACCTTCTGGCGTAAGTCGGGAATCCCGGTGGCAGGCCGCAAGATCCTCGCCTTCGCCCAGCTCCAGGATCTCAGCAGGATCAAGGAAGCCCTGTACCTCTTCGGGTCGGTGTACCTGGGCATCAACGCCCCCCAGTCGGCCCTGGACCAGTTCAATGCCGACCAGCCCTGGACGGTAGTGCAGGGAAGCCCCGACGCGGGCGGCCATGCCATTCCCCTCCAGTACGCCGGGACGGGCCCTGTGCCTTACGGGGTGGTCACCTGGGCCCGGCTCCAGGGGATGGACCAGGGATTCCTCGACGCCTATTGCGAGGAAGCGTGGGTGGTCATCACCGATGACTGGCTGGACAAGAACGGGCACACCCCGGAAGGCCTGGACCTCCAGCAGCTCGGCGCGGACCTTGCCGCGCTGACCGGAGATCCCAATCCGTTTCCCGCCCCCCAGCCCGTCCCCCCGGCACCTCCTGTCCCGCCCGCGCCTAAGCCGTCCCCCGATCCGTCCCTGCTCCAGGAGATCGAGCACGACCTTAAGCAGCTCGAGCAGGACATCGAGAAGGTGCTGTGAGCCTTAACACGGTCACCCTCACCTGGGACCTGACAGACTTCCTCCAGGCCGGCGTTCACGCCACGCTCGCCCTGACCCCTAACGCCGTCCTGACGGACGGCACCAACCATCTCGTCATCCCGGAAGTCCAGCATTCCGTCCAGTTCATCAACGGGACAGGGAGCCTCGCGGGGATCATCGCCTGCGACAACAGCACCATCCTCCCTAGCGGCTGGGCTTACAACCTGACGGTCGGCGTCCTGGGCCAGGGGCAGATCCTTAACGAGACGGTCCAGATCAATTTCGCCAGCGGCGCCACCCAGGATTTGTCTGACCTGATCCCGCTCTCCCCGGCGCCAAGCCTGCTGGCATACCTGCCGCTGCCTTCGGGAACACCGACGCCGGGCTATGTCCCGGTGGCCACCGGGACAGCGGAAGGATCAGTCTGGGGGCCTAACGGCACGGGAGGGTCCGGCTACCCGGCTCTCCCCGTAGTGTCTGGCACGCCTTCGGCGGGCCAGGTTCTCACGGCCACCAGCGGGACGGCGGCTGACTGGCAGACACCCTCAGGCGGCGGGGGCGGCATCAATCCCCCGGCCGGGGACATCGGCGGGACCGCGGGTGCCCCGACTGTCGTCTCCACCCACCTGTCCGCGGCACTGCCCGTTGCCCAGGGAGGGACAGGCCAGACGACCCAGCAAGCAGCCCTGGACGCCCTCGCGGGCGCCCAGACCGCGGCGCAGTATCTTCGCGGCAACGGCACCCACGTGGCCATGTCGGCCATCCAGGCCGCCGATGTCCCCGCCCTTAACCAGAACACGACCGGCACGGCTGCCAACATCACCGGCACCCTCGACCAGGTTCCGGCCCCGGTCGCTAACGTCTCCCTTAACAGTCACAAGGTAACGAACCTCTCCAACGGGACGGCGGCGACTGACGCCGCGGCCTTCGGGCAGATACCCTCATCGCTCCCGCCTAACGGGTCAGCGAGCGGAGATCTTGGCGGCTCCTACCCGTCGCCCACGGTGACGGGCACCCACCTGGCGTCGGCGCTGCCCGTGAACCAGGGCGGCACCGGCAGCACGACCCGGAACTTCGCCGGGCTGCTCACGCCAACGGCCGTCAAAACTGGCGCCTATGGTGCGCTGGCCGGGGATTACGTACCATGCGACACGACCAGCGCCGGGTTTACCGTCACCTTGCCGAATGCGCCAGCCGACCTGACGGTAATCGGCGTCAAGCAGGTCATCCAGGGCGGCACGAACACGGTTACCATCGCCGCGGCCGGGTCAGATGTCTTCAACAAGGCCGGCGGCCCTGCGTCGCTGACGCTGACGCTGCTTAACCAGGGCGTGATCCTCCAGTACAAGGCCAGCTCGGCTATCTGGTACGTCTTCGCTGACGACCTGGCGCTGTCAGCGCTGGATTCCCGGTATGTCGCTTCGGTCACGGCAGCCGACACCTCGGTCGTCGTGGGCGGCACGGCTGCCGCGCCGACCGTCCGGACGGGCACGCTGGACGTGATCGCCGCCGACCATCCCGCTGCGGCGGACTGGTCGAACAACAGCCACAAGATCACCAGCCTGGCCAACGGTTCCGCGGCGACTGACGCCGCGGCTTACGGGCAGACCCCGGCAGGCGGCAACACTGCCACCATCGCCCAAGGCGGCACCGGGCAGACCTCGGCCGCAGCCGCGTACAACGCCCTGTCCCCGATGACCACCACGGGGGACATGGAATACGACTCATCCGGCGGGACCGCGGCCCGGCTGCCTGTCGGATCTAACGGGCAGGTGCTCGCCGTCCAGTCCGGCGTCCCGACGTGGCTTGCGGTCAGTAACCTCGCGGTCGGTACCACGTCGGCAGCGGGGGTGCTTGAACTTGACGGCACCGCCACCGACATCCAGCCGCTCGGCACCCAGGCGGCCGGGGCCAGCGCCAAGGCCGCCGCGGCCAATCACGTACACCCGCTGATCAATGACTATGTGGCCGACGATCACGCCTTGCTCGCCTGGGCTTATGACCCGACCTCGGTTCAGGCCGGGACCGTCGTCGTGGCCGGGACCGTGCAGCTCATCAAGGTTATCCTGCGCACCCAGCAGACGATTACCAACGTGATCCTGCATATCACCAGCGCGGGGTCAGGCCTGACAGCTAGCCAGAATTTCGCCGGCCTGTATAACTCGTCCGGGACGCTATTGTCCGCAACCGCAGATCAGAGCGGCACGTGGAATAGTTCTGGCCTTAAGACGATAGCCCTCACCACTCAGCAGACCGGCCTTGCGGCCGGGGTGTATTACGTGGCCATTGTCAGCAACGGGACAACGCCGCCGTCGTTCGGCCGGTCGGCCAGCGTGACAGCCGGGGGGGCGCTGATCAACGTGGGCCTGACTGCCGCGGCATCCCGGTTCGCCACCGGGCCGGCCGCGCAGACCTCGCTGCCCGGGTCTATCACGATGAGCAGCAACGCGCAAGCCGCGGTCGGCTACTGGGCGGCATTGTCATGATCGCTCACATTCTCTGGCAGATGTTCGACTGGCCGGGCGGGAACGTCCTGGGAAACCTGGTGGCTAGCGCCCTATGGGCCATCCCGACATGGCTCCTGGTATTCCGCAAGCTCCACTGCGCTCAGCCTAAGTGCTTCCGGCCGGGCAGGCATGAGGTCAAGGGGACGACCTTCCACACCTGCCGTAAGCACACCACTAAGCCGATGCATGAGGCCCTTAAAGCCCGTCATGCGCAAAAGTACCCGGATCAGCATGACCACCTGTCCGGGGACGAGTCCTAAACGAAAGGGATCATATGCCTGACATCAGGGGAGTTGACCTAGCCTCCTACCAGGGGGAGCCCGGCCAGTGGGCGAAGCTTCCGGCGGCACAGGGGATCGAATGGGCCGCGGTGAAGTTCACCGAGGGCTCCGGGTACCAGAACCCGGACGCCAAAGCTGACTGGGATTTCCTGTGGGAACGCAAGCTCGGCCGGATCGCCTACCTTTACGCTCACCCTTCGGTGAGCGTCGGCGCCACCGTCCAGGCTTTCAAGGCGATGACAGACAAGCTGGGCCTGGAACCGGGCGACGGCGTAGCCGTCGACCTGGAAGTGTCGGACGGCATGTCACCCGCCGCGGTAGCCTCCTGGGCCCGGGAACTGTTCGCGGAGCTCGAGGCACTGTACGGGCGCCGGATCATCCTCTACTCGATGGTCAGCTTCATCCAGGGCGGGTTCTGCGAGGGCCTGGAAAACTACCTGCTGTGGATCGCCTCGATTACCACTGCCGGAATCCCGCAGATCCCGGCCCCGTTCAAAGACTGGTTCGCCCAGCAGTACAGCCTTGCCCCGCCGGTCGACCAGGACGTGGCCCATTTTTCCAGCCTCACCGCCATGCAGGCCGCGATGGGCCAGCCGCACTATCAGACGGTCGTGGCCGTCCACGTGACGACGGGGGAGGAAAGCCTTATCGGCCTGTCCCACCTGGTGCAGACGGAGATCTCGACCATGCTGCGGCTCACCTTGAACGGCTCGGCAAACCACCTGTTCACCCCGGACATGGCCGACTACCTGGACTACGGGAACATGCAGCGGCTCATGCCGAAAGGGACCGTGGTCCGCTACTTCGAGAAGGTGCGGGCATAGATGGCTAAGCTCCTTAGCTCTATCCTTAGCTTCCTTAAGGCTAACCCCGCCCTGGCGGGCGGGGTGTTCTCGGCTCTGCTCACCCTGGCGGCCGGGTTCGGCCTGCATCTCACTCCCGGCCAGCTCGCCTTGATCGCATCCCTGGTGACCGCGGCCTCGCACGGGACGGTCCACATCCTGACCAACCCGGCCGGCAAGCATGAAGCCATGCCTCGGGAGGAACACGGCTGACCTTCCAGCGTGGCGGCTGGCCTGATCCCACCAGCCGCCCGGCATTGCGCCCCCTGCTATGTGTGAGCTAGCAGGGGGCCTTTTGCCGTCTAGTTGGTCAGGTGAAGGAACGGGACCTCGGGGCCAGCAGTCGTTTTCTCTATCCGTTCCACCTTCTGGATTTCCAGGAAACCCCAGTCGTCTTCGTCCCGCAGTTCGCGTTCGACGCAGACCCGCATGCCGGGTGGATACTTTTGCAGCTCCGCGATCAACTCCGCTGCTGTCATCTACTTCCTCCCGTTGCTTAGCCCGATGCCCTGGAGTCCGGCGGCCTGCTGGCCGCCGAGTTGCCCCCAGCCCGCAAGGGGCTCTTGGGGGCTGTCTGTCACCGCCTCCGGGTTCCGGAGCCTGTCAACTTCCATTTCGATCCGGGCAGCCTTGATCCGCGCTATCTCAGCGCGGATCTCTTCCCTGGTGGGCTTAGCCTCGGTGGGCTTAGCCTCCTTAGCTTCCGCTGACCTGACCAGTAGCATGGCCAGCTCGACCGCGGTGAACAGGGCGATAGGCGCCCATGCCGAGATGACGGCAGCCAGCCAGCCCCAGAAGACCCCGTAGCCGACGTTAGCTGCCAGCGTCACCCCGGCGCCACCCCACAGTGACGCCCGCGGCAGCGGGTGTACCAGGCCCTTCCTCCGCAGGTGCAGCATGACCAGTCCAGCCCCGACCATAACGAGGTCGACTGACAGCGGGAGCATCCGCAGGGCCGCCCCGGCCTCGTGATGGGCCTGGGCTAGCAGGAAAATGTGTGTGTAGCTCTCCGTGAACGCGAACGCTGCTATCGACAGGACCACTAGCACCATCAGCCACCGGATGATCCGGTCCAGCCGGTCGGTTTCCATTGGTTCCTCTCTTGTTGACGTAGAAGACGCCTGAACCAGTCGCCATCCATGGCTGCACGCGGATCAGGTCGAACCGCGTCTCGTCTAGTGCTACCTGAGGTGCTACAGGAGGGTCCAGCGGGGGGAGCTTGAGGTCCGGGTCGGTGATGTCAGCCACCCACCGGGTCACCTCGGCCTCGGTCGGTTCGTCCCAGTCGTCCCTTAGCGGGGTCGGTACGGGGATCATCCGGTTATCCGGGGACGGCTCCAGTGGATAGAACTTGATCCCCGGCTTGGCCTGACGCCGGGTCAGGCGGCGCCACAAGCGCCGCCACCGGCCTGGCTTGCGGTGGCGGCTCACGCTGTCACCAGCTCTCGTGCGCGGTGCATCCTTCCGACGCTCTCTGTAGACTTTTTAAGCCCCTCAGGGGTCCACCAGGTGCCGTTAGGTGCCCTGACTAGTCCCAGGGCTTCTGGTGATTGACACGAGAGCTTCCCGGGGCATGTCTGCCAGTCCTGGTGACGGTCGAACAGGGTCAGGTTGGAGAAGGTCCGGTGACAGCCCGCGCAGTGGCAGGCGGTGCTTTCCGTCCGGAGGGGCGGGCAGCCGAAAGCTGAGCAGTTCACATCGCCCTCCTGAGGGGCACTACGGAACCGCCGCGCGGCGGTTCCGGCTGGCCGTACATCGGGTTGCCGCGGAGCCATTCGTTCAGTTCCTCGCGTTCCTGGTCCATGCCGATGTAGCGGACGGTCTGCTGGAGTCCTTCATGGTCGAGCATGAGGGACACCTGGATGAGGGCCCGCTGGTGGCCTAGACCCTCGGAGAGGGCCTTGAGAAACGCCCTGGCGCCGGAACGCCTCAGCGTGTGCATCCCCTCGCCCAGGTGGTCGACAGACTTGCCTGTCCGGGTGCCCTGGACTCCAAGGTCGGTTAGCACCCGCTTAGCCACCCGCTCCATCGCCCCGACCGGGACCTCGGGCTGGAGCCGCATGTCCCCCCTCGAGCGGGACGGGACGAGCAGCCAGCCAGGGTGTTCCCGCATCATGGTTGCCGGGACCTGATAGCCCATCTCCCGGGCGTAAGCCCGGAGCCAGGCCTGCATCTCATCGGCCAGCTCGGGGGTTATCCCGGTGACCGTCCAGCGGTCCCGCTTCTCCCGCCACAGCCGGATCTCACCCTTGGCCAGGTCCAGATCGGACAGCCGGATGACTTTGATCTCAGACTGCCGGGCCAGGGTGTAGAGGGCGAGGGCGACGATGGCCCGCTCCACCGGATGGTGGGCTTCCGCCGCCTCGAGGGCGGCGGGGAATTCGGCGGCGTCAAGGTAGTACTTGGGCTGTCTCTCATGCTTCCTGGCCCGGTAGCCTTCGAGCAGCCTGGCCGCGGTGAAACCGGGCCGCAGGAGTCCCCATTTCTCAGCCCATTCCAGGAACCGCTTAAGGGATTCCAGGTTGTTGTTCCGGTTCCCCTGGCTTCCGCCGAGATCCCCGAAAAAGCGGGCCACGCATTCATGGTCGACCTGACCCATGGTGGCAGCGGGGCCTTTCACGGCCTGGCATGCCCTGGCAAACCTCCTGACCGCGATGCCGTGACGGCGGACAGTCCCTCCGGACATCCCCCGGCCAGCCTGGTATTCCAGGAACCTGGGCACGGCATCAGTCACTTTGACCGGCATCCTCGTTCCTCCCTTCCTGTTGTTCATCGTCACATCCTAACATACATTCTTCTGGATGTGACAAACTTCAGGTAAAGGGTCCTGTACTGGAACGATGATCACGACATAACAAACATCTCAAGCTGCTATGTTGTTGCATCCTGTTACGAACCCTGACCTGCGGTGATAGCTAGACTAGCCGCTAGGTCCCCCCTCCGTCAACCGGCCGCTGCCGCGGCCGGAGGGCAGGGAAGCTTAGCACAGCTAAGGACTTACGGGAGTGTGAAGATCACGTGAAGGCCGTCTCGTAACGTTGCCGGGCCTTGAAGCGCTGCTAAGATAGTCACGAGATAGCACCCTCACGACAAGGGGCTCAAGCCCATGGCGCCGTCTAGGACTTTCGATTACGACCTGCTCAAGAGGCTGATCCGGGAACATCCCGAGCAGTCTTACGCCGAGTACGCCGAAGCGCTCACCCGGGACGTCCGCAAGGACGATCCGGGTGCTCCCAGGGTGCTCCCCGATTCGATCCGGCGTGTCGTCACCCAGTACCGGGACCGCTGGGAAGATGAAGGGCTGCATGTTCCAGACCGGAGACTAGGCAAAGACATCAGGGTTCCCCTCGGCGCTGTGTCGGAGACACAGCGCATGGCCACCCCGACAAGGTATCTCCGGGAAATCTGGAGCCAGCGCGAGGGCCGCTCCGCGGTCACTGAGAGCGGCAGGAGAATCCGGGCCTCGGCACTCAGGTGGGAAGCCAAGCTAAGAGAATCCCGGCACATAGTAGACATCACGAGTCTCGGGGATGTCATCGTCCGCCCCGCGGGGGCGGACGAGCTTGACGACAAGGGAAGACTCATTGAGATCACGGCCTGGGCTATCCCCGGCCGGGAGCTGTCCCCGCCGTCGAGGCGGGGCAGAGGTTGATACCATGTGACGATCGTCACACCCTGATCTTGTAGCGCCCCGGCTGCCGCCGGGGCTACTCTCGTTATACTTGTCCTTAAAGGAGTTGAAGAGACTAAGGGCTAACAGGGTAAGAGAGTAAGAATAACGGGCCAGACCCTTCGGGCCTGGCCCTTATCTAGTAGATAACCTCTTCATGAAGTTAGAAGTTCAAACCCTTCAGTCATGGGTACCTATTACGTATCAGCAAGTAATTACGTAAAGGTAACAGTCACGATCTGGATACGGACATACCTCTCAGGCCGCCCTCCGGGGCGGCCTTCGGCATATATCCCCCTTTGGTTAACAAGAGAGTAACTCACATACTGAGAAGGTCAGACTCGTCTGCCGATTGTCACATGTGTCCTGTGATCCGCGTCACATCATCACCCCTGGACAGAATGTCATGGCTGTCCGCTATCGTGATCAACCGGGATCGTGACTTGTAATTACGCAAATACCTGGGGAGGGCCTGCCGTGACCATCACCGGACCGCTGCCTGCGATCAGCATCCCGCCTGATGAGGAACGTCTCGCGCTGCTGGACAGCATGGGCGCCAGGATGGGCAGCAGGTTCACCCGGTACCACTACCCTACTGCCGACGCGATCCTTGATCCTGTCCGGGGAATCCTGTTCATCGCCGCCGACCAGGAGCCCGACCCGGCCGACTGGGCCGCTGTCTGCGGGCTCATCCGGGCCGTAGGGTTCGACAACAGGACCGGCGGCCCCTGCCCCCAGGACCCGGGTGACCCGCATCAGGATGATCTCTCCGGAGTCTGTGTCTGGCGTCTCGAGTACGTGCTACCGTCATAGCCATCCAGCCCCTCCGGGAACCTCTCTCCCCGGAGGGGCTTTTTCATGTCCGCACCCGGTTGCGGCTGATCATCGTCACGAGATAGCATAATCACATGGCTGAAATTACAAGAGACGCAGGCCCCCCGGTCCGTTCTCACAGCCAGCTATCCACGTACCTGGACTGCCCCCGCCGCTACGACCTGGAAAAGGTCCGCCGCCTTCCGCGGCGGCCCGGTCCCTGGTTCCCGGGCGGCACGGCAGTCCACGCGACGATCGAGGCCTACCTGCGAGCCCAGCTCGCGGATGAGAGAGGGGAATCGTGAACGCAGAACTGGCCACGCTGGCCCTGGAAATCGCTAAGGCGAACCCGGAACTATTCAACATGTACACCTTCTCCCAGGGCTGGGGAGGTCAGGAGGCCCTTGTCAAAGACGGCCCGGTGTTCATGCCGCCCTGCGGGACTACCGCGTGCTACGCGGGGTGGGTCTCCTATGTCGCCGCGCCGGCCGGGTCCGAGATCCACGGCGCCTTTGTCCAGGAGCCGGACGGCCTTTACCGGCACGTCGAGGACTACGCCATCAAGGCTCTCGGGATCACGGAAGATCAGGCTAACGTCCTGTTCTACTTGAAGGACATCGAGGAAGTTGAGGTCGCAGTCGGGTACCTGGCCGACAATCCCGACGCGGACCAGGCTGGCCTGATCGCCGCGGTGCGCCCGTGAACCCCTGCCAGGCCTGCGGCCAGGACACGCAGGACGACGGCTACGGCGAGCCCGTCCATTCGGACAGCGGTCTCTACTGGCACGGCGACACTAAGGGGCTTAACGGTCATGTCGCCGTTCGACGTTAAGGCCGTCTTCCGGGCCGAGATGGACAAGGCCGTCCAGGAGGAAGTCAGCAAGTCCGGCTTCCCCGTCTCGGAATGGTTCTGGGCTGGCCCGCGCACCCCGGAAGCCACCATCGAGAAGTGGTATGACGACGGCCCGGCCATGGTGCAAGCCTTCATCGACTGGTACGAATTCAACCCGGACGTCGAAGTCTGGACCACTCCTGACGGCCTGCCCGCGATCGAGCTGCCTCTCGAAGTCATGTTCGGTGACGTCGAAGTCCGGATGTACATCGACCTGGTTCTCAGGATCGGGTCCGCTCTCGTCGTAGTCGACTGGAAGACCGGCGCTAAGGCGCCGGTCAACAACCGCCAGCTCGCCATCTATGCTTCCGGTCTCGAGCTCAAGTACGGGATCAGGCCAAGGTACGGGACGTTCTTCATGTGCCGCGGTCTCGGCCGCGGGGAGAAGCCTAAAACCTTCTTCATGAGGCCCGCCGAACTGGACCGGCCCCAGTACTCGGCCGCCTACCTTGCCCGGGAATTCGCCCTGGCCGAGAAAGGCATCCAGGCCGGGGCGTTCGTCGCCAACCCGGGTGACAACTGCGGCCGGTGCAGCGTGGCCTATGCCTGCACCGAAGCCGGGGGCGATAAGGCCCGCGAGCTCGACCCCTACTGGCCGGGAAGGTAAGCGTGCCTAAGCTCCATGTCGAACTGGACGGCCCGATCATCAAGCCTGGCGTCCTCATCCTCAAGGACGGGAGCCCGCTTAATAACCTCGGCCGCCTGGATATAACGCTTGCTGCCGATATGGACAGCGGGGCTCCTCATCAGACTGTCTCCCTCACTCAGTTCGCCGTCATTGACGGCCTTGGGTACAGGTCCGATGTCAGCCACACCATCACCAAAGCAACTCTCACCATTGAATACGTGGAGGCCTGATGCAGGAGGCTATGTACTCCGTCTGTTTCACCCAGGGCAAGCCGCCCCTCGTCACCGTCCGCGCGGACAGCGCGGCCGAATGGGTGACCAACCTTAACGAGGCCGCTAAGAGCGGGGCTCTCACCGTTATCAAGCAGATCAACGACACTCTCAACGGGCTCCCGCCTACTACTCAGGCTGCGTCTGGTGGGCTCCAGGCGAGCCAGGGACAGCCATCTGTTCCGACTGCGACTGCGGCCGGCCAGACATCCCCCTCCCAGGAGCTCCCGCCTGGCTTCGCCTCCCCTAAGTGCGAGACGTGCGGCGGGGGAACCAGCCTGGCCAAGGAGGGCATCAGCTCCAAGTCCGGCAAGCCGTACAAGCGCTGGGCTTGCGATGCCAACCAGCTTCACCCGGCGACATTCACCAGCTAGGAGGAATCAAGCATGAGCGCTCTCGCGCCCCAGCCCCAGTACCCGTCTTTCAAGTTCACCACCCCGGGCACGACTGCTCACGGCATCATCATCTGCCCGCCGGAAGACCGGCAGGCTCAGGAGTTCGGCACAGGCAAGCCCAAGTTCTGGCCTGACGGCAAGCCCCTCATCCAGACCAGGGTTGTCTTGCGGGACAACACGGGCGCCGAATACGCCATCTACGCCTCCGGCCGCATGGCCCGCGCCATCACCAAGGCCATCGTGGCCGCGGGGGCACCCGACCTGCTGGTGGGCGGGGAGCTGAGCGTCACTTTCACGGAGACCGTCCCGTCCAAGGGCGGCGGCCAGCCGGCCAAGGAGTACGAGGCCACGTATGTCTCCCCGGCCCCGCCTGCGGCTGGCTCCGGGGACGACGACGAACCTCCGTTCTAGCCCCCGATCATCGTCACGAGGTAACCGCCCGGCGGCATTAGCCGCCGGGCTTAGGGAAAGGCTTAGCAATGAAGGCCGCTGTTAAGACTGCATGGGTGAAGGATCTCCGGGACAACCCGGACGCGCAGGGGCAAGCCCTGCTGGACTACATCGACACTGACGGGAACCGCAGGCAGTGCTGTCTAGGACGGCTCTGCCTTCTGGCCGTGGCTGCGGGAGTCATCCCGGCACCCGAGCTGCACAAGAAGGAATACCGCTACCTGGACGACAACGACGCGGGCGGCGAGTCGTTCAACCAGGCATGCTCGCTACCGCGCAAGGTGGCCGAATGGGCAGGCCTGCCCGACAAAGAGGACGGCCAGCATGCCGATGACGTCGTTATCGGTCCCGGGCTAGACGAGGATGGCGGCACAACGGCCATCGGGGCGAACGACGGCCTGGCACTATCCTATGCCGAGATTGCGGATCTGATCGAAGCGAACGTTCCGGCCGAGTAGTGCTCTCCATCGCACAGGCGGCATCCCGGCGCGGCAGCGCCGGGGTTCCCCTGCCCGGCATGTACCTTCCCCTCCAGGCCCGGTCCGTCCAGATCTGCAAGGGGCAGCTAACCCTCCTGGTCGGCCCGCCATCGGCGGGCAAGTCCCTCCTGGCTTTCAACCTGATAGCCAGGATGAGAGTCCCGACCCTGGCGTTCCTTCTCGACTCCGACCAGCTCACCGCCGCGGCCCGCTTCGGCTCGATCCTCACCGGGGAGAAGTTTCTCCACGTCAAAGACAGCATCGACGCTTACGCGGAACAGCTAAGGGAGCTAAGCGACTTCCAGACCTGTTTCTATGCCCAGGACATGGATGACATCCGGCTCCAGGTGGATGCTTTCGAGCAGCGTTACGGGCTCCCCCCGGATCTCGTGGTGGTCGACAACCTGGGCAATCTCACGTCCGCGATGGACAACGAATGGGCCCTGCTTAAAGCCCTCGCCCTCGAGCTGGACCTGCTGGCCCGGGAAATGCAGTGCGCCGTCATAGCGTGCGCTCACGTGACCGACCTGGAGACGACCAGCCCTGCTGGCCGGACCAAGATCCTCGGCAAGATAAGCCAGTATCCGAGGCTCATCCTGTCGGTCGGATTCGACCCGGCCACAGGGGAATACCGGGTGGCCCATGTCAAGAATTCGTCCGGGCCCAGTGACGTCTCCGCGTCCCATCCGGTCACCATGTACGCCGACCCGTCCCGGATGCTCATCTCCGAGTCGGACCCGGCGTGGACGCCTTCAAGAATGGCAGCAGGAAACCCGGACCCGGTTGACAGCGGCTGGAATTCCCTGAGATGATCGTCACAACATATCAAGCACGTTCCGGAGAAAGATCTAAGGCCCATGTATTACCTGGCAGATATCCAGTCGTCTTCGGGGAGTTCTCCGAACGGAATCCTCCTGGGGATAATCATCGGCCTGTTCCTCGTAATCCTCATCTGTTTCCGCAAGTAAGGGAGGGGCAATGGCTTACAAGTTCCCTCTCACCGGGAAACATTCGGTCGAGTATCCCTACACCCTGATCGATCACATCGACGTGGAAGGTAAGGGTGAGTGGGCGGGGCTTAGGTTCCGCGACTATCGCTGGTCTGTTCAGCGCACGGTCGACCGGAGTGGCCGGACACGCTTCCGCGCCTTGGCCTGGGTGAACGGGCGCAACGTGTACGCCCATCAATTTCTCACTGGCATGAATGACATGGATCACGTCGATCGTGATCCGCTCAACAACACGAGTGTAAATCTTCGTAAGGCCACCCGGAGCGAGCAGAATGCCAACCGCGGCATGAATCGACGTAACACGTCTGGCCTGATTGGCGTTTCCTGGTTCAGCCGGGGCGGCAAATGGCGGGCATATGTCGGCAAGAGTCACATTGGCATGTTCGATGACAAGTACGAGGCCGCCCGCGCCAGGGACAGGATGGCGTTCGGAATTTGGGGCGAGCGTGTCACTCTCAACTTCCCTGATGAAGTAGGGGTAACGGCGTGACTAACAACAACTATACCTGCACCGAATGCGGGCGCTCCATGGACCGCCCCGGCACTTGTTCGGACTGCCTGATCGTGAATCAGCCGGTCCCCCAGAAGCTCCTGGATGACCTTAAGGGCAAGAAAGGGAAGGGCAAGTAATGGCTGAGGGTAAGCTCACTGGCCGCAATCACCTTCCCCGGTTGTGGAGCCTGCAAGGTATCTGGGCCAGGCAGGAAATCCGCCGGGCCACCATGCCTAAGGCCAAGCACCGCGGCGAGTACACGATGCCCGGCTCGAGGAACCCGCGGAAGGTTGGCCGTTAGTGGAAGTCTTCGGGCCGGTAATAGACGAACCCGGCGCGGTTGAGCCTGCCGGACCCTCGCAGTCCAGTAAGCGGATGCTGGGGATACTCAACCTGCTCGCATTCCAGGGCCGCATCAGGCTTTACGAAGGCACCGTACCGGCCAAGGTGAAGGCCCGGCGACGGGCCGCTAACAAGGTGGCCAGGCAATCCAGGAGGGCTAACCGTGGCTAACGCGAACAAGGCCAAGGGCACGTCCTGGGAGACCACCGTCAAGGATTACCTCCAGTCGGTAGGGCTCATGCCTAAGCGGACAGGATCGGCCGAGGCCGACCAGGGGGACATCCATGCCGGCTCCTGGACTTTCGAGTGCAAGGCCGAAGCCAGGATCGACCTGCCCGGGTACCTGGCCCAGCTCGCCGCCGCGGTCACGCGGCGCCCGGCAGGACCGCCCTATAAGTCGGCTGTCTGGGTGAAGAACCGCAGGCACGGCGTCAAAGACGCCTACGTGGTCATGTCGGGCGAGAACTACAGGTCCCTCATGGTCTACGTGGAGTCCCAGCAGACCATGCTGCGGGAGATGACGGCAGCCTTCCTGGCGTACGAGACGGCGGCCCAGGATGCCTGAGCTTCCCGGCCAGATGGACATCCTGGACGCGATCGCGGACGAGCTGAACGGGGAACCCACCCCCTCAAGGGCTGTCTCTATTCTCGAGACGGCTAAAGAGCTGGGGTGGAGAGAGAACCCGTTCTGCTCGTTCGTCATCCGCCTGACCCGGGACGACGCTCTCCCCTTCTACGCCCGCTGGGACTTGAGCGTCCACCCGGAAACGGGGAAGCGCTCATGGCGTTTCGCTAAGGCGTACGCCAGCAACGGCCAGGCCCTCGCCTACGGGGACATCAAGACCTACCTGAATGACCCTTCCGTCATCTACCCGGACCCGCCGGACGAGCTCTGCGAGGCCGCGGAGCATGACAACCCGGGCCAGACGGAAGCCGCGGCCCTCGAAGCCCTCAAGCCTCTAACCGAGCCAGAGATTCTTAGCACCGATTGGAGTTCGCTTCTGTCATGACGACCGTTAACGAAACCCCCGAGCGGCAGGCGCCTAAGGCCCGTAAGGTCCCCTCGAAGTGGGACGGGATCATCTCCGGCATCATCGCCACCCTGGGAACCTGGGCTTTCCTCGCCTGGCTGGCCGGGGTCGGTCTCGGCCGCGGGTTCGGCGTGTCCGTCCCGTTCATCCCGGCTCTCATCCTGGCTTTCGTGTTCGGCGGTGTCGTCAAGTCCCTGCTCAGCATGGCCGCGGACACCTGGCATGCCGCCCGGGTGAAGGCTGACACGGCGTTCCTGGCGGCCCACATGGCGGTCCAGGCGCAGCTCCAGGACGCCAGCCAGGCCGACATGGCCAAGCTGTTCGCCGATCTGGGCATGGACAAGCCCGCGCCCGGCGCGGGCGGTTCCGGCTACC